CTTCGTAACTTGCTAGAATCGCTGAATTCCAGCACGATCCCCTATGAGGTGCGCATCCTCGATAATGGTCGCGATGCTGCTCGGTTGAAGCAGGCGACGGCATACTTTGATGTCGATGTCGAGACGCCACATCAGCCTTATGGCGTCGCTGAATCGTGGAACCACTTCATCAATCAGGTGCCAGAAGAGCGCGTCATCGTCAACGACGACGTCATCTTCGCGCCCGACTCGCTGGAGCGCATGGTCGCGACGAAGTACGACCTCGCATGGTCGTATGAGGCGGGCTTCTCGTGCTTCCTCATCCGGGACAAGTGCGTCGAGACAGTCGGACTATTCGATGAGAGTATTTCTCCTGGCTATGCCTACTTCGAAGATGAAGACTATATGCAGCGCGTGAACGGGAAGGGCACGAAGCCGTCGCTCATCAACTGCGGGCACGTCGAGTGCGGCGTGATGCACCCGGTCCAGAGCCAGACGCTGAAGGCAGCGACACGTAAGGAGCTGGGCGAGCACCACAAGAAGTTCATGGTCGCGCGTGCGAACTTCGCGGCGAAGTGGGGAGAAGCGGCGGTGCCGAAGTGATCACCTTCCTCGTCCCGACTCTTGGCCGTCGCTCGCTGAGGTCCACGCTTCGGTCCATCGAGACGTGGCCTGGTGACGAGATACTCGTGGTTGGGAACGTCGCTGGACTGAACGGTGGCAATCCTATCGTGCGTTACGTGGAGTGCGCACCCGGCAAAGACTGGGGACACAGCGAGCGCAATTTCGCCACGCCGTTGGCGAAGGGTCGCTACATCGCACACATCGACGATGACGACATCTACGTACCCGGCACGCGGGCGCTGATGCAAGACGCCATCGAGAAGACACCCGACCGTCCGGTGCTATTCCGGATGCAATTCCCGAACGGCATCACGCTGTGGCACGAACCGAAGATTGAGTGTGGTAATGTCGGGACACCGATGTTCCTGATCCCGAACGTGCCTGAGAAGCTCGGCACGTGGAAGCCGTACGTTGGTGGTGATTGCGACTTTCTCGCAGAGTGTAAGTGGAGCGCAGAAGAAATCGTCTGGCGACCCGAGGTCACGGTAAGCCTTGGACATAATACGTAGGAGAAGCAGCATGACACAAGAAGACTTCGAGATGGTGCAAAAAGGTTTCCTGTTGGTGGATCAGAATCTGGCACAAGTAACGCGGACGTTGAAGGCTATCCTCGACCAGATGATTTACATGAATGAACAACTGGCCGGGAAGAAGTCATAGGAGAAGCAGCATGCAACTCATGTCAAGTTTTGGACTATACAAGGCGCTGAAAGATGAAGGTTTCGAGTTACCCCCGGAGTGCGGTGACATTACTTTGGAACTACCGGTCGATGGCGTCATCCGTCTCAACTGCCCGCTGATGTTGACTGGCGAGCGCCTCGCGCAGCTCGGTCGAGCATTGACCAAGATGGCGGAGGCGCAATCATGAATTACAAAGACAAGACGAACGGCGATATTGTCACAGCGTGGCAGTGGGATGGTAAAGACGAAGTGTCACTTAAACAGATGCTCTTCGGACTGCTGTCATATACCGTTGAGGATGGCGAAGTCTCTGTGCGGCTTGGCAGGTTTGACTATCTTAAGATCGTGCCCGGCACATTCATCGTCAATGGTCCTGCGACCAATCAGCTTCGCACGTTCAACGCTGGAATCTTTGCCAAACAGTTTGAGAAGATCGTCGTAGCAGCACCAGCACCGACGCAGATTACTCATGATACGGAGAAGAAGGAGAAGCAGTCATGAAAAACCTCCTCTGGGTCGGCGATGCAGTCGTCCCCTCTGGCTTCGCTACGGCGACGCACAAGATCCTCGAGCATCTGATACCGCACTATAACATCAGTGTGCTTGGGATGAACTACAATGGCGATCCGCACGAGTACCCGTATCACATCTACCTCGCTGGCGTTGGTGGTGATGGCTTCGGCGTGAAGCGCATCGCGCAGATCGCGTTGAAGACACAAGCTGACGTCATCGTCATCCAGCAAGATGGGTGGAACATCCCAGGATATATCCACTATCTTCAGCAGTTCGAAGAGACGAAGGACATCCCTGTCGTGGCTGCAGTGGCCGTCGATGGGAAGAACTTCAATGGCCAATGGCTGCGCGGCGTGTCGCTCGCAATCTTCTGGACGCAGTTCGCGCTCGACGAAGCGCGGGCAGGTGGTTACCACGGTCCGGCGCAAGTCATCCCACTTGGCGTCGACCTCGACACCTACAAGCCGCTCGACAAGATCGAGACACGCAAGACGCACGGTGGCGCACTGGCACTCAGTGCCGTGCTCGGCAACCCGGACAATTTCATCGTCGGTAATGTGAACCGCAATCAGCCGCGCAAGCGCTGGGACTTGACGATCAAGTATTTCGCCAAGTGGATCGAAGACAACAACATCAATAATGCATGGCTCTACATGCATTCGGCGCCGACGGGTGACATGAGCGTGAATGTCATCGACCTCGCGCGCTACTACAATTGTCTCGACCGCACGCTCTACATCGAGCCGCCGACGTTCACCGGGCTGACCGAAGAGGAGATGTGCAAGACCTATAACTGCTTCGACGTCTTGATCAGCACGACGCAGGGCGAGGGGATGGGGCTGCCGGCGATGGAGGCGATGGCGTGCGGCGTGCCGTGCATCCTACCCAACTGGTCGGCCTTTGGCGATTGGGCGCGTGATGCAGCGGTGCTCGTACCATGCACCTCGACGCGGGTGGATTTCCCTTACGTGAACGTCATCGGCGGCGTGCCGGATGAGGGTGAGTTCATCGCAGAACTCGATAGGGTTTATCACGATAACAATTACAGAATGCACCTCGCATCGGGTGGTTTACGCCGCGTGCATGAGGATCGTTTCCGCTGGGCGACCATCGGGTTGCGATATGTTGCAGCTATCGGGGAATTGCTCGCGGAGGTCGAGGCGAAGCAAGGCGACAAAGTCAATGCTGAACTTCTTAAGAAGGAACACGAAGAGATGCAGCAACGCCTCGTCGAGCGCCGGATGAAGATCATGAGCGGCGAGGTGCAGGCGTGAAGACTGCCATAGCTGGTGTCAATGAGATGCTGGCGAAGATCAAAGGCATCGCCAACTCGTTCCCTGACCGTGTCGGCGCAGCGCTCTATCAGGAAGCCCAGGTCGAGATGACTGAGGCGAAGCGTCGGTGTCCGGTGGATACCGGCAAGCTGCGTGCTAGTGGACAGGTCTCGAAGCCTGAGCGCGAAGGTCGGCGTATCTCGGTGACGCTCTCATTCGGTGGAGCGGCGGCGGACTATGCGATCTATGTGCATGAGAACCTCGAAGCGAACCACGCCAGTCCGCCATTCGGGGGTGGTCAGGCGAAGTTCTTAGAGAGTGTGCTCAATGAGTCACAGCCTTATATGGCAGAGCGTCTGGCACGTCGTCTTGATTTGAACAAGAGCAAGGAGGAGGTTGAGTAATGCCTTTCCTCGATGAAGTCGCCGCTCGCCTCGTCTCTTCTGGAGTCGGCACGATTGGCTCGAACATCTTTCTCGGTTCGAAGGCCGTGATTCCTCCAGGGCCAGGGCCGTATCTGACACTCATCGAAACCGGTGGCATGGCACCAACACGAGTGCAGAACAAGGCGAGCGCGAATACACAACGCCCGACAGCGCAAGTTGCCGTGCGCGGAATCAGCTATACGACCACTCGCACGATGCTGAAAGCGGCGTATGACGCACTTGACGGCATCTTCAATACGACACTCAGTGGGACGTTCTACCACAAGGTGACAGCGCGGCAAGAACCGACAGACATCGGGCAAGACGCGGATGGGCGTCCGACAATTGTCTTCAACATCGAAGCAGAGAAGATACCTTCGTAAATAGAAGCAGAAGCATTCCAGAGGTCGTACCAATAACGGTACACCTCATCTCTTATATCAGAGAGGAATTGCATGGCTATCAGCGCACACGGAACAGTCGTTGCCAGGGCACCAGTTGCCACCCCTACAGTCTTCACCAACATCGCCGAGATGGGCGATGTCACGCCGCCAGAACTCAGCCGCAAAGAGTTCGACGCGACGACGCAGACGCTGAACATCGACACCTACGTGGTCGGTGTGCTGCGTCGCTCGGGCTTTACGATGAAGCTCAACGCGTTGCAGACGGACGCTTCGCAGGACCATCTCACTGGTCTGCTCAAGGCAATGATCACTGAGCCGCCGCCTGTTGATGGTTACCGCATCTCGTTTCCAGACGGTCTCGTCTGGTTGATGAGCGGTCAGGTGTCGATGTTCAAGAACCTGTCGCCAGTAGATGGGTTGATGTCTGTCGAAGTGACCATCCGCCCGACGGGCAAGATGGTGATCGGCGGCATCGTCGTTGGGTAATTGAGTGGGTGCCGCTCGCAAGGGCGGCACCTGACTTCTTGAGGAGCAGTAGCATGATGACGGTGAAGCACATCGAATCAGACGGTACTGAGCACGTCTTTCAGGTTGAATCGCTCAGCCGATTGCCAGACGGCGAACTCGTCTTCAATACACTCAAGCGCATCTCGTCCGGTCGGATTTATGTCATGGACATGGGCAAGACGGTTGCCACCTATGACTTCACCAAGCGCGTACTAAGTATTCCCAAACCCTCGGAGAAGGAGCAGCAATGACTGAAGCAGTACAGACGCAGATCGACTCGATGGAAGAGATCCTCGCCTCGGACGACGTCGAGTTCGCCACCATCGAAGGCTTCACAAAGAACAAGCCATTCCGCATCGGCTCGCTCTCTGCCGGTGACCTTATCGAATGGTCAGAAGCGAACGAGGGCGAAGCGAAGCGCACGGCAGGCTTGCGTCTCATTTGCAAGAGCCTCGTCGATACTGGCGGCAAGCGCTTCGCGTCTGACCCAAAGAACATCGCCGTCTTCCGACTGAAGTCTCACAAGGTGACTGAGCGCATCGTGCGCGAGATCCTGAAGCTGAACGGGATGGTCGTCAAGGATGCGGAGAAGGCAAAAAACGACTGAGGCGGAGCCCACGTCGTCGCCTCGCGTATCGGTTGGAACTGAGAGGCATTCAGGTGCGCAAGCTGACGGCGAAACAATTCATCGGGTGGGAGCACTTCGCCGAGATCGAGCCATTCACACTAGATACAGAACTGCGTGCTGATATCCGCGCTGCACAGATCGCACAAGTGATCGCGAACGTCAACCGAGGCAAGGGGCAGAAAGCGTATACGATCAAGGACTTCCTCGTCCAGTTCGATGGGGAAGCACAGCAACCAGAGCGCAAGAAGACGTGGCAAGAGATGCAGCAAATCGCCTACATGATTGCCTCGGCGTATAACGCACCTGGAGTGACGAGCTGATGGAGATCGGAACACTCACTGGCGAGATCACTCTTGAAGATACTTTCTCGTCCGGCCTTGAGATGGCGAACGAGAAGGTTAAAGAGTTCGCTGAGAGCTTCGAGGGGATGGCTGGCGCGGTCATCGCTGGGTCAGCGCTCATTGCGACAGCGATCATCGGCGTCGGTGCCACGGTCTTTGGCCTCGCCGAGCACGCGGCGAAAGCAGGTGAAGAAGTCGAGGCATTCAGCCTGAAGACGGGTATTGCGGTCGAGAACGTTGGACCGCTGAAGTTCGCCGTCGATGCTGCTGGCGGAAGTCTCGATCAGCTGAACTCTACGCTCATGCGCATGACGATGAAGGAGGCGGCCGATTCTAGCGGGAAGTTCTCCAGTGCGCTGAAAGACCTCGGCATCAACGCAGATGCATTCGGGAGAATGGATGCCGAGCAGAAGATCATGGCCCTTGGCGAAGGGTTCAGGAAGGGTGCTGAGAACGGCACGAACATGGCCGATGCGATGGCGCTGATGGGGCGCGGCGGCGCGAACATGATCCCGACGCTAGAGAAGCTCACGCCCGAGCTGATGGCGATTGCGCAGCAGACCGCGATCATCTGGACGCCCGAGAGCATCGAGGCGGCGAAACAGTTCAGCGTGGCGACGAACATTGTGCACCAGTCGCTCGCCAACATCACAACGCGCGTCGGTGCTGAACTCCTCCCCGCAATGTCTGCACTCGCTGACGCACTCGCGAAAGACCCAGCATTCCTCAATGCCGTAACAACAGGTGTTGACCTTCTTGCGCACGGCCTCGGTTACGCTGTCGAAGCGGCCGGTTATCTTGTGACCGGGTTCATCTCGCTCGGCGCTGGACTCGTGAACATCTACGGCATGCTGCTTGAAGGCTCGGTGAAGTTTGATCAGTTCTTTCTCACCATCGTCACTGGGCTTGGCAAGATTCCTGGCATGGGCGATAAGATGAAGGGTTCTATCGAAGGACTCACGCTTACCATCGCTGAGAACCAAGCGAAGGTCGACGGCGCGAATAAGACCTATACCTCGATGATCAACGTCGGCGGCGCAGTCTACGACACGACGCAGCACATGGGCCAAGGGCTGCTCGACGTCGGCACGGCAAGCGACCATGCGACAGAGAGCGTCGGGAAGAACACCAAGGGGCTGGCCGAGAACGGCAAACAGGCTGCCGCCGCTGCTGCTGCGCAGAAAGCCTATTGGGATGCCGTCCTTGGCATCTACGATGGACTCGCCGGAGAGACGAAAAAGCTCTACGAACAGAACGACGCGCTCAATCTCATCATCGACTCTGGTGAGACGAATACTGAGGTCGTCAAGCGCACCATCGACATGATTGATAAGTACGTGAAGGCTGGCGGCGTGCTGACCGACGTGCAGAAGAACTGGTACGACAGCAACAAGACGATCAGCGGGTCGCTCGACAACGTTGGCATGCACCTGACGCAGGTCGGCGTGCTCGTGCCAGAGAACACCGAGCACATCCAGGAGATGACCGCCGAGTTCATGAACGCGGCGAGCGGCGAAGATGTCCTGACCGCGAGTGCGCTAGAGACCTCGAATGCGCTGACGAGCACGAGCGATGTGACGGATAACTTCCGCCTGTCGCTTGTGAAGCTTCAGCCAGACATGAAGGGCATGAACCAGGGTTTTGTGGATGCCGCGCTGAACGCTGGGAACTTTGCCGATGAACTCGGCGGAGACCTGACGCAGGCACTCACCGCGATGCCGAACCTGCTCGTCAAGGCTTTTACCGGCGGTGGCGGATTCTCTGGCGCCATTTCGGCATTCGGCTCGAAGTTTGGTGCTGATGTGGGTAAGAGCCTCGAAAAAGATGCGATGCCGGCGCTGACGAACTCCCTTGGCAAGACGCTTGGCGGCGCACTGGGATCGGCAATTCCAGTGGTTGGTGCGCTCATCGGCCCGCTCATCGGCAAGCTCTTCGACTCATTCGGTCCGTCGCAGGCAGAACTTGCTGGCCGCAAGGCTGAAGCCTCCTTCGAGGCTGGGTTCGGCGGCTTCCAAGGCATGATGGACAAGATCGGAGTCGCCTATGCTGACACAGGGCGCTCAGCAGCGCAGGCGCAAGCCGACGTGCAGGCGCTCTTCGCAGCTGAAAAGCAAGGACCAGATGCCGTCAAGGCGGCGCTCAATACGATCAATCAAGTCTTCGCCGACCAGAAGGCAAAGATCGATAGCGACACGACGGCGATGGGCGCACTCCTCAAGGAAGGCGCCACGCTCGGTATCACGCTCCCGCAGTCGATTCAAGATTCAATTCAGAAGTTGATCGACATGGGCAAAGTGACTGGTGATACGCAGTCGCTCTTGTCTCAGTTGACTGGCGCACAGACCGTGAATTTCGGCACGATGCGCGACCTCGCCACGAAGTATGGCGCGGACTTGACGCAGCTCGGTCCGGCCTTCGAGAAGGCGAAGATCGACGACACCGCGACGACGATCATCAATGACTTCGATACCCTGCAGCGCGGACTCGGTGATACCGATACCGCGCTGACGGTGATGAAGAAGCCGATCAATGATCTCGTGAACGAGTCGATCAAGTTCGGCGTTGACATCCCGGCGAACATGCAGCCATGGGTCGATCAATTGGAGAAGACAGGACAACTGACCGACGAGAATGGCAATCAGCTGACTGACATCTCAAAGATCAAGTTCTCAGCACCTATTGAGACGCAGTTTCAGTTGCTGATTGATAAGATCTCGAAGTTGATTGATACGATCACTGGTCCGAGCGGACTCAATGCGGCGATTAACAGCGTACCGAATAAGCAGACTGAAATCGTCACAGTGCATACCGACGTCTATAAGACTGAGCGACAGGATGATTCAGCGGCATATGCTTCTATGGGTGGCCGAGTGACAGCATCTGGCGTCTCTTACTATGGCGGCGGTGGCAATGTCTTGTCGCCAGCGTTCGTTCCGCGTGGTACAGATACAGTTCCTGCGATGCTGACACCAGGTGAGACAGTCACGAGCACGCATGACGTCGGGTCGCAAGCGCAGAGCATGGAGAGCATGGCGAACGACATGGCGAGCATTCGTAACTTGCTCGCCGCGCAACCTGGAGCGATGGCCGTGGCCTTGAAGGACGCCATCGTCTTGCTGCCGCGTAGGGTCGCCTGATGGGTCAGATCGTCACAGACTCCTTCAATCGGGCTAATTCCACCGGCCTCGGTGCGGATTGGACGAACAATATCACCGACCAAGGTCGCTGGGATATTGCGTCTACTCTGTGCTTCGGTGCGACCAGTAATGGTGCGGCACTCTCTTCTTTTACGGGTGGTGCATGGACGGGCGGTGCCGATCAATACTCAGAAGCACAGATCTTCGAAGTATCTGCATCTGACAAAGATTGCGGACCCGCCGTACGATGCTCCGGCTCGGTCGCATCGAACTCGAACTGCTACCTCTTTGACTTCAATGACAGCAGTCCAGGGCTTGCCCTCGGG